TGGAAGGTGTACAAAATCTTTTAATTCAGTAAGACTATATACGCTTTTGTCGGCATATATATTATCTTCTACTGGTGCAGCATCGTATGTTGGTTTATGTTTTTTAGCAGCTAACATCACATCATCCCACGATGCTTTGTTTTTTGCGTAGCTTTTACATACCATAAATAGTTGTGCGCCAGAACTTGGTTTTAGTACCATATTATATTCCTTCTATTTTTGGTCTTTTCTTTATTTTAATAGCGTTACGTTCTAAATACTTTTTAATTAAGTATTCAGTAGCCGAACTATCTTTTAAAACCGAAGCTTTATTAAATTCTACTTTTTCTTTATAAGTTAAAGTAGCTTTTACTTCAGCTAATTTAATTGATAGCTCTGGTGTTACTTTTATTTGCATCATAATTAATCTCTTTCTCCTACTGGTGCATCTATTAAATTGTCAGCTCTATTAAATACTGGGTTTTCTTGCACTTCGACTGCGCTTCTGTCAAATATTATTAAATAACCTTTAGCTTCTTGTGTTTGTAGGTCTGGAGAGTATTCTGGTATTCTCGCTTGATAACCTTGTGCTATTAATATTGAGTTTACATCAGCTCGCCAGTCTTGCATGGCGATTTCAAACTCTTCATTACTAAGTTTACCTAAGGTCTGTTTATTTGCCAAACTTGTTGTATAGTTGTCAGCAATTCTTTCAGCTTCTTTAATAGCTTTACTACCAGCAATTTTACTACCAGCTTTTAATTTCATTTTAATTACTACTGCGCCACTTCCTCTTCTTGAATCAACTTTATTTTGTGTAGCATAATATTTAGCAACTTCTTCACTTGTAGTTGTATAAATACCAGCGCCACTAACTCCATGTGCTAAATACAATTCTCCATCAATAAAGTCATCTGCAAATTCTTGTGCAGTTCTAATTATCTCTGGAGTTTCTTCTTGTATTACATTTATACCTTGCTCTGCTAAAACATTGTTTAATATGTTTGTGAATTGTTCATCATCTAACATACTCTGCATTATTGTACCTTCTGGTATATCTGGTAAATTTAATAAAGTTACATATCTGTTAACTGCTTGTTGTATATTGTCTGATGTTAAACCTTCTAGCGAACTTTTTACTCTTTCATACTTTTTTAAAACTGTACCTTTTTTTGCAGCTTTAACTGATTTTTTAATATTTATACTTACATCATCAGTTCCATTATAAATAACTTCTTTTGCGCCAGTCTTTATCTTTTTTAATGTGTATTCAGCAGTATCATCATAATTTTTTGGTATCTCTGTGCTTAACATCCATGTTTGATTGTGTCCATGATTGTAGTCAATACCATTTGTTACGACTTTACTTTGTGGATTGACTTCAGTTGAAATACCTCTGTATAAAATTACATCTTGTTCTAATAATTCTCCATCTTGTATTTCATCAACAAGTTCTACTATGTCTTTTGGACTACCGCTTTTAAAAACTACTCTCTGAAAAGCTGGGTCAAATTCTGATTCATACTTTGGTGTTTTGATTACTTTAACAACTTTAGGATTACCATTAAATCCTCTCTTGCTTGCATAATACGTTTCAGCATAAGCTTTTAGTGATGGTTTTGTAGTTCCACCTTTACCAAATTTGCTATTTTGTTCCCATAATTCTTTTTTATCTACATCGGTAACTTCTGACAAAAACTTTTCTGATAAATCTTCTTGTCCTGCATTTACCACTTTTGGTTCAATAATTAATTTTTTTCTAACAACTAAACCATCGATTGCAATATTTTTACTTTTACTTGTACTTTTAAGAATTTGATATTTTCCATCTCTGTCTTTTATAACTTCTACTGGATATGCGTTTGCTTGACCAGTTGCTGGGTTAACATCTGAATATCTATTAATTATTTGTATATCATCTGCGTTTTGTGATACTGCTTCTGATTCTAACAATTCAACTAAAAATACTTCGTTATCAGTTAAAGCTGGTCTGCCTAACAAATCAAGTGTTTTATTAGCGAAATCTGGGTCTTTAATTTTTTTAACTGAACCATCTATAACTCCAGATACAACATATCTTCCACCACGACCATTTGATAAGCTAAAGTTTCCTCTTATATATCTATCAATTACTGTATCAGCAGCTTGTTCTTTTGAATACATTATGAACATAACTTCAGCTGGTTGATATTGTTTTGTTGTTACTAAATCTTCAACTAATTTAATTGGTTTATCTGAACCCATTGTTACATCGTGAATCATATTAAAACCTGCATCAGATACTTTATCTTGTGCTACTGCCATCATGGCAGAAGATTCTTCGTGTAATATATTTGCAGCTTCATAACCAAATAATCCAGTATCTCCTATTGGCACTTTAGATGCTATTCCTTCTCTAATATCCTTTAATGTGCTTTTGCTAAATTCTTTATTTAATACTTCTTCGTAAATATCTGGATGTTTAAGTTTTAACTCTTTCATAACTGGATGTTTTGGGGTTAGTATTGAACCTGCATTAACTAACGCATCATCATTTCTAAATATTTGAGATAATCTTGTATTTAATTTCTTATCACTAGCTGAAGCATAATCTCTAAATATAATTGTTGTTTTCATATCATCTGGGTTTAATACTACGTAATCATCTAATTGATAAGTTTTAAGACTTGGGTCTTTACCTTTATTTGCTAATGTAAATGTTTTACCAGAAGAAGGTAATCCACCAGCAACAACTTGTTTTTTATTTTTCTTAGCGCCAGCAGCTTCTGCTTCTGCAATTATTAAATCTATTTCATCTTGCCATATTGAAGTTTCTCTTGCTTTAGACCATAAAAAGTCTGGTTTACCTTTTTTGTTATTCCACTCCCATGTGCCATAACTGTTGCTATATTTACCACCATTAGTTTTTAACCATTTTTCAAATTGTGGTTTGTTCATTTTTAAAACATTTTCTGGTAATGGTGGTGGATTATGAAATTTACCTTCTCCTTCTAAAAAGTTAAAAATACCAAATTCTGATTCATAAAAGTTTTTATATTTAAGTCTTAATTCTTTTTGAATTGAATCTGGTAAACTATCGTAATTATCTACTCCAGCTAGTTTTAGTACATCTGATATATCTGGCGGTTCTATTACTTCTGCCACTCCCCTTCTAACGCTTGGACTTACAAGTCTTGGGTCAAAACCAGTATTTTTTGCTAATTTAGTTAAAGCTGGTAAATTACCTTTAGCAGCATTTAAAACTTCTGGTTTAATACCATTAGCTTCTGCTAATCTACGTAATCTATCTTCTCCTGTAAACCATCCTAAAGATTTACGCTCTATCTGCGCTTCAAATTGTCTACGTTGCGCTCTATATCTGGCAGCTCTATCTCTAGCGCCTTTAGCACGATTAGTCTGTCCATTAGCTTTATATACTTTTTCTTTAAGTTTATTTGTTCGTTCTAATTTTTGTAATCTTCTAATTTCATTTCTACGTTTTTCGTTAGCTTCATCATTGGTATCTTTAGGTGGAGTTGAATACCCATCAATATAAACTTGTAAGCTATGAGTGCAGTTAGGATGAAATAAACCACCAGACTTAGCATCTTCTAAACTAGGTAAACTTCTGAACTCTTCTGGTAGCTTTTCTAAATCGTTAGTAGTTCTTAATATTTTGCCTTCCCACTCACGACATTGTTCGCACTCCATTGGACTGTCAGATACCCAACTAAGATATTGGTCTGCATCTTCGTATCTATCTAAAGAACCTTGAACTTGTGCGTTACCAGATATTGTTCGGATTGAAGTTTCAGCATAAGCATCTAATGCCATCTTACGATTACCTAAATCAATAGATTTAATTCCTTTATCTAAGAAATTATCTACTGCTATTTCTACTGCTTCTTCTAATGTTGCAGCGCCAGATACTACTAAAGCAGATGCAGCTTCAGTAACTTGTGTATAAACATCTTGTGTTGCTCTAACAATATTTAACTTATTAACTCTGTTTTGAAATCTATTCACAATTCCATCGACTAATCCATCTATTGCGTACTCTGCTAATGTTTGAAATCCACCAGATACATCAGTTGCAACACCAGCACTAAGTAATTCAGCAGCTGCGGTTTGTTCTCCTATTGAATATGCTACTTCTACTGCGCCTTCTATTGCTGGTAGTACTGCGCCAAAAGCATCATCAGCAGCTTTAGTTGCTTGTTCTGTTAATCTTTTAAGATGAGTTTGTTTAAATTGTAACCATTGTTCAATACTGCCATCGTAATCTTTACCTTCTAAGATTGCTTCAGCAGTAACTTCTAAAAGAAAGTCGTTAATATCTCTGAATACTTCAGCGTAAGTATCAGCTATTTGTTCGTTTGTTGCTGGGTCATAGACCATAACATTATGGTAACTCTAAAATGTCAGTTACGCTTTGGTCTGCCAAATTAAAGTTAGTTGCAATTCTTAATACTTCTTCAGCTACTTCTTCTTCAGAAAGTTCTGGATTAAGTAATTTAACTTTAGTTTCAAGTGAAGCAGCTTGCGCTCTGTGTAGTGATTCAATAACTGTTGCTGATTCTCTAACATCTTGTTGAACTGCATCTTGCCACTCAATACGTGGTCTGATTGGTTTGTACTGCTTACTGAATAATTCAACATCCAATATTTGA